ACACAAGGTGATGCCGGAAAGAAAGCAGTTATGACTAAAGAACCATTAAAGCGTAAAAAAATAACAGACTTTAGAGAGTTTGTTGAGTTGAATGAAAAAGGTTTATGGGATAATATCCATGCTAAGCGTAAGCGCATTAAGAATGGATCTGGCGAACGCATGCGTAAGCCTGGTGAAAAAGGTGCACCAACAGCAGCAGACTTTAAAGCAGCGAATGAAGAAGTTTCTCTTGGCGAGGGACATGATGACTATAAAGCAATCGCTAAAGAATTAGTTAAACGTCATGGAAAAAATGTTACTAAGGATCATATTAAAGGTATAGAATCTGAAAGAGATTCTCGTAGTTCTTTGGATCATGATGAAATTATGTCTCATGTTAAGAAATTAACAGAAGCAGCTGTAGACTCTAAAGGACATAAGTCTTCAACTGGTGGACTAACACAGAAGGGCCGTGATTATTATAATAACAAATCCGGCGGAAACCTTCAAGCACCAGTAACTACAAAGCCTTCAAAATTGGATCCTGACAGTAAAGCAGCTAAGCGTAGAAAATCATTCTGTGCTCGTATGGGTGGTATGAAGAAGCGTTTAACGTCAGCTAAGACTGCTAATGACCCAGATTCACGAATCAACAAAGCACTTAGAAAGTGGAACTGCTAAAAAATGTGGTTGCTTACAGCATTGCTTCCTGATTGGCTTATAACATACTTTGTACATATAATATTTGTAATTGGTGTTATAACCACATTCGCATCAAGTATTGTTGCAAAAATTCCATTCATTAGTAACTATGGTAGGTTGGTTAAACCTATAGGCATAGCTATTCTTCTCATAGGAGTATTCTTGGAAGGTAGTTGGTGGAATGAAAGAGGTTGGCAAGAAAAAGTTAACGAACTTGAAGCAAAAGTAAAAGTTGCTGAACAAAAATCTCATGATTTGAATGTTAAATTAGATGAGACTTTAAAACTCAAGAATAAAGTCATTAAAGAAAAACAAATAGTCATTCAAGAAAAGATAAGAGAAGTAGAGAAAAAGATTGACGCTGAATGTAAAGTTGCACCGGAAGCAATTAACTTATTGAATGAAGCGGCAAAGATGAAATGAAAACACTTCTATTATTAATTCCTACAATGTTATTAACTGGTTGTTTAAAGACAGCAGTACCAATTAAACCTTCTTGGCCAGATGTACCAGAAGATCTTAAAGTATCATGTCCTGATCTTCAATTAGTACCAGATGACGCAAAGATGAGTACTGTTGTACGAGTTGTAACAGATAACTATGCACAGTATCATGAATGTAAAAACAAAATAGATACATGGATAGAATGGAATAAATCACAAAAAGAAATTTATGAGAGTGTAAAATGATAAAAAGATTTGCCCTAGCATTGATGTTTGTATCACTATCTGGTTGTGCATTAATTGATGCATATTTAATGGCAGGTTATGATAATCAAGAATACGCTTTGATAAATAAAATACGAACTAAAGCTCAGATAGCTCAAAAATCATGTGACAATCCTCTATCATTAAAAGCTGATATTGAATACATTAAACATGAATCATTAGAGTTTAAAAATTTTACACAACATATACCAAGAAACCCAGAAGCATATAAAATGGGTGGTCAGATGGTAGAGTTATCTGAGCAACTTAAATTTGATGAAAAGACTTCACCTGTCTTTTGTAAAATGAAACTTCAACAAATTGAAAGAAACGCAGAAAAAATTCAACAAGTCCTAGGGAGCAAACCAAGATGAATCTAGCAGAGTTACAAACGTATTTCCACGAGTATACACAAGCTTATGAATCTGGTCAAATCTCTAAAGAAGAGTATAGAAGTTTACTCGAAGGACTAGAAGTAGAAAAAGCAATTACGCTAAACGCGGAAGAACTTCAATTCAAAGAGCAACTAAACGTTGCAATCAACGCCGCTATCTCAGTTGTATCAGCGGTAGCCTAATCCCGTAAAAATAATTGTGTACACTCGCATGCGGGTGTGGTATAATATACTTTGTACTTTGGAGTTTTTAAGAATAATGCATAATATTAATGTAATAAAGAGAGATGGATCACCAGCACAGTTTGATGTGAATAAGATCCACAAAGTGTTGGAGTGGGCTACAGAAGGTATTAATGGAGTATCGATCTCAGAGATCGAATTAAAAGCAAACATTCAAATTCATGATGGTATTAAAACTGATGACATTCATGAACTGATCATCAAATCTGCAGCTGAACTTATTTCAGAGCATACTCCGAATTATCAATACGTTGCTGCACGTCTGGTTAAGTATAAACTACGTAAACAAGTGTATAACGACTATGCACCTTGGTCTTTACTTAAAGTTGTACAAGAGAACGTTAAGCGTGGAATGTATGACTCTCAAGTTTTAGTTGAATACAATGAAACCGAGTTTGATCAGTTAGACAAATACATTAAGCACGATCGCGATAATGAGTTTACATACGTTGGTATGGAACAATTTCGTGGTAAGTACTTAGTGCAAGATCGCATCACTAAGGTTCCATACGAGACTCCGCAAATCTTGTATATGCTTATTGCGATGAATCTGTTTATGCATTATGCAAAGGATAACAGATTAAAATATGTAAAGGATTACTATGATGCAATTTCTCAATTCTATATTAGTCTTCCTACCCCAATCATGGCTGGTCTTCGTACTCCTACTCGCCAGTTTAGCTCTTGTGTGCTTATTGAGTCTGATGACTCTCTCAATTCCATTAACTCAACGTCCACTTCTATTGTCAGATATATTTCTAAAAAGGCTGGCATTGGTATCGGTGCTGGTGCAATTCGTGCTATCGGTAGTCGTATTGGTGACGGTAGTGTTATTCACACTGGTTTAATTCCATTCCTTAAGTATTTCCAAGCTGCTGTAAAATCATGTTCACAAGGTGGTGTTCGTGGTGGAGCAGCAACTGTGTATTTGCCAATTTGGCATCTCGAGTTTGAAAACCTTATTGTGTTAAAGAACAATAAAGGTACAGAAGAAACTCGAGTTCGTCATATGGACTATTGTTTACAATTCAATAAAACAATGTATGAACGCCTATTAACAGGTGGTAACATTACTCTATTCTCACCTCCTGATGTGCCAGGATTATATGAAGCTTTCTTTGCAGATCAAGAAAAATTCAAAGAGCTTTATGTAAAATATGAATCAGATCCTAATATTCGTAAAAAGGTTTTACCTGCAATCGAAGTATTCACACAATTCTTAACAGAGCGTAAAGACACCGGAAGAATCTACTTAATGAATGTAGACCATGCTAATAGTCATGGCGCATTCAAACCTGAAGTAGCTCCTATTCGTATGTCTAATTTATGTTGCGAAATCGATTTACCAACCAAACCTTTAACATCAGCGGAGGATGAAAATGGAGAGATCAGTCTGTGCACTTTGTCGGCCATCAACTGGGGACTCATCAACGAACCAAAAGAATTTGAAAAGTACTGTGACCTCTCAGTCAGAGCACTTGACGAATTACTTGACTATCAATGGTACCCAGTACCAGCTGCACAAAGAGGGACGAAAAATCGCCGCCCTCTTGGCATCGGCATCATCAACCTCGCATACTTCCTTGCAAAGCGAGGATTATCTTATAGCGACGCATCACTCACAACGATAGATGAGTACGCTGAAGCGTGGTCTTATTATTTGATTAAAGCGTCTAATGATCTTGCAAAAGAAAAAGGTGCATGTCTATCACATGATGAAACAAAATATTCATCTGGAGAAACACCAAATAATACATATAAGAAAGAGGTTGATGAGTTAGTACCACATGTTGAGCGCATGGATTGGAATACACTACGTGAAAATTTAAAAGCACACGGTATTCGTAACTCTACTCTTATGGCTTTGATGCCTGCTGAAACCTCTGCTCAAATTAGTAACTCAACTAATGGTATTGAACCACCAAGAGCTTTGGTTTCGTTTAAACAATCTAAAGATGGTGTAATGGCTCAAGTAGTACCGGGATATCATAAGTTACGTAATCAATACGACTTACTCTGGAATCAGAAATCGCCAGAAGGATATCTAAAGATTTGTGCAGTGCTACAAAAATATATCGATCAAGGTATATCGGTTAATACATCATATAATCCAGAAAATTACGAAGATCATAAGGTGCCTATGTCAGAAATGATTAAGCACTTGGTGATGTTTTATAAGTATGGTGGTAAACAACTTTATTATTTTAACACATATGATGGCGCTGGTGAAATTCATGAGAAAGAATTCAAAGCTATTGAGCAACAATTAGCTCAGCCAGTCGAAGGTGAGGATGATTGTGAATCATGCAAGATATAAATGAAGATGATATTCAGAAACAAATAAATGAATTAAAGAAAGACATCCCTAACTATAAACCAATTAGTGCACAGGGGCGTCTTGAGATATGTGGCGTATGTCCTTCAAATACGGATATAGGCCAAGGAGTTAGAGTGTGTACCGAATGCGGCTGTTTATTAGCGCTGAAGGTACGTTTTCCGTTTACGTCGTGTCCTTCAGGAAAGTGGTAAATGTCAGTATTTAAATTAAAAACAAAAAGTCATTTAGAATCACCAATGTTTTTTGGTGAATCAGTAGATATAGCAAGATACGACGCAGTTCGTTATAGTCAATTTGAAAAAATTACAGATAAGCAGTTAGGATTCTTTTGGCGACCAGAAGAAGTTGATTTATCAAAAGATCGTAAAGACTTTGAAGATCTTAATCCTCATGAACAACACATCTTTACTTCAAATCTAAAGCGTCAAATCTTATTAGACTCAGTGCAAGGTCGTTCACCAAACCTTGCATTTTTACCTATGGCTTCTGTACCAGAGTTAGAAGTTATGGTTGAGACATGGGCATTCTTTGAAACTATTCACTCACGCTCATACACTCATATCATTCGTAATGTGTATCCTAATCCATCTTTTGTCTTTGACGAAATCAAAAACATCAGAGAGATTCTTGATTGCGCGCACGATATCTCAATCTACTACGATGACTTTATTAAATACTCGCGTTATTATGATCTATTAGGTGTTGGTGTACATGAAGTTAATGGTGAAACAATCACTATTGATATGTATGAACTTAAAAAGAAGTTATTTCTCTGTATGATGAGTGTATACATACTTGAAGGTATTCGCTTCTATGTTTCCTTTGCATGTTCATGGGCTTTTGCTGAGCTTAAGAAAATGGAAGGCAACGCTAAGGTAATCAAATTTATCGCTCGAGATGAGAACACTCACCTTGCTGCAAGCACATCAATCATCAAGAACTTACTAAAAGATGATAATGACTTTGTTCTTATTCGTCATGAGACAGAACGAGAAGTTACCGATATGTTTAAGTCTGCGATTGAACAAGAAAAAGAGTGGGCTAAATACTTGTTTAAAGACGGATCGATGATTGGTTTGAATGAGAAACTATTAGCTGATTATGTTGAATGGATTGGTTGCAGACGTATGAGAGCATTAAGCTATCACTGCCCATATAGCGTATCTCAATCAAATCCTTTACCTTGGACTGAAAAATGGATTGGTGGAGGTAACGTTCAGGTTGCTCCACAAGAAACAGAAATTACAAGCTATATTACTGGCGGTGTTAAACAAGACGTATCCGCTGAGACATTAAAAGGATTATCACTATGATTACAATATACTCAACACCGAATTGCGTTAACTGCAATTCATTAAAACAACTATATAAAGCCAATCAGATTGATTTTGAAGAAAAAACGATTGGTATTGACATTCAAAAACAAGAATTAGAACAACTTTCTGGAGTTGAGCTTAGATCAGCTCCAGTAGTGTTTAGAGAATCAAATTATGTTGGTGGATTTGGCGAATCCATGCTTTTAATCAATGAACTCAGAGCTGAGAAAACTGCACAAATGCAGGCTCAGATGGCTGAAGAACTAAAAGCATTGGGCATCAATTTATGAAGAAGACCTTTGAGTGTCAATCATGTGCCTGTGAAGCTACTATAGAATATAACTACGATGAGGTTGGTGAAGAGCCAACCTTTTGTCCGTTCTGTGGAAATCCATATATAGAAGAGGATCTAGAAGAAATGGAGTATCCTCATAATGACTTGGATGATGAATGGTAAACCCTTTGAACTTGGTGAATTAACACATAAAGAAATCTATGGGTTCGTATATCTAATAACTTGCAAGACAACCAATAAACAATACATTGGCAAAAAGTTTTTCTGGTCAAGCAAGACTAAACAAATCAAAGGCAAGAAGAAAAGATCCAAAGTAGAGTCTGATTGGCAGTCTTACTTTGGATCTAATAAAGTCCTTGTTGAAGAAGTAAAACAACAAGGCGAGGATAACTATACTCGTGAAATCTTACATCTTTGTAAGACTAAAGGTGAGTGTAATTACCTCGAAGCACATGAGCAATTTACCCGCGGAGTGCTAACTAGCGAGCAATACTATAACGATTGGATAATGGTAAAGGTTCATCGCTCGCATATTAAGGGTTTACAACGGGCTACAGGTGTGATATAATGGGAGATATAATACAATTTCCCCAACGTAAAAGGTACAGCGATGAACAGTATGCCCAAGAATT